CATTTTATAGCAAATAATAATCATGTTCATCAAACATCTGCTCCAGCTTCAGTAGAACCTTTTGCTGCAGGATATTGTAATACAACTTCGGCAGTAGATGCAGTTAGATTTCAAATGAGTTCAGGTAACATAGATGCTGGAGATATTTGCCTATATGGTATTGCTTAAAATTCAATGCTGATAGGCATTGCTTAACAATTAACAACTAAGGAAAAATAATGTCAAGACATCACAATATAAACGGAAACATAGTACCTTTTACTGCAGCAGAAGAAGCAGCTAGAGATACAGAAGAAGCAGCTATTATAACTAATGCACCAGCTACAGCTTTAGCTACATTAAGAGATAAAAGAAATAGATTATTATCGGCAACAGATTATTTAGCTTTATCTGATAACACTTTAACTACTGCTATGGCAACATACAGAACTGCTTTAAGAGACTTACCTAATGGTAAAGATACAGTTGCAAAGTGTACTAACGCAGTCTTTCCAACTAAACCCTAATGGCTAAACAGAATTTTTCACACTACATAAAAAGAGATAAACCACCAAAGAGACCCAGAAGGCACACTAAAAGTTTAAACAAGAGTTCAACATTTAAAAAATATAACGGACAAGGAAGATAAATTATGGCAGCTACAGTAGATACAGTTAACTTACAGACAGGCTCAGTTAAGCCTACATCTAGTAATCAAACTACATCAAGTAAAGCTACTTCACTGATTGAGTCTATAGTAGCTAATCCTACTATGCCTACGGGGACTACTATATCTCCGCAATTACAAAATGTAGCAAGTAATGAATTAATGAGTACTGCAGGAGTTAGTGGGACAGTAGCAGCAGCTACACCTACAGGTGCAACAACACCTACAATAACTGGAGCAGTAGCACCAACCTCTACAGCAACTACAGTACCTACTACACAAGCAGCTAATGTTTATACTGCGTCAGGAGTAGCAGCATCAACTCCTACTATGACTGGGGCACAAGGTACAGTAACAGCACCTGCAGTAGCACAAACAGGAATTGTTAGTACAGATTCTACAGTTAGAGGTCAGCTAGCAAGTTTACAAAGTGATGTTGAAACAGCAGTAGCAGCAGGTAATCCTTTACCCGTATGGGCTAGAGGTGCAGCTAAAGCAACTGAAGCAGCTATGGCTAATAGAGGTATGAGTCAAAGTTCTATGGCAGCTGAGGCATTAGCCGAAGGTATCATGAACTCTGCTATACCTATTGCTAAAGCAGATGCAGATACTTATAAGGAAATGATATTTCAGAATCTTGCAAACAATCAGCAAGCTGCAATTACAAATGCCCAATCATATTTACAAATGGATATGGCTAACTTGTCTAATAATCAACAAGCTAGTTTGTCTAATATGCAAGCAAGACAATCATTCTTAATGTCAGATCAAGCAGCAGCAAATGCAGCATTTCAATTTAATGCAAGTAGCCAGAATCAAATTAATCAATTCTATGATAACATGAGTTCACAAATGGCTGAACAGAATGCAGCTAGATCAGATGCAATGGGTCAGTATGCAACTAGTGAAACAAATAAGATAGCATCCTTAAACGCACAAAATTCAGTAGCAGTTGAACAGGCTAACGCAGAAAGAGAGTCTGCTATTAATCAGTTTAACTCAACCATAGAAAATCAAAGAGATCAATTTAACGTTAACAATCAAAGAGAGATAGACCAATCAAATGTAGTTTGGAGAAGAGGTATTAATACTGCAAACACTGCAGCAGTTAATGCTGTCAATCAAACTAACGCACAGAATCTATTGGGATTATCTAACTGGGCAATGTCAGCAGCATGGCAGCAATGGAGAGATGAAGCTTCATGGGTTAATACTGCTTCTGAGAATGCACAGAATAGAAATCACAATTTAGCAATGGCTGCACTTGAAAGATCTACAGCAGTAGATTTGGCAGATCAGTCATCTAAAGATTCTATGTATCAGATGATAGGTAAATTTGGATTTGATGTATTAAAAGGACTAGGTAAATAGGGGGGATAATGGGATTTAGTTTAAAAAATGTATTTAAAGGAGCAGCAATAGCAGCAACAGGTTTTGTTGCAAGCAAGTATTTAGGACCAGTAGGTAAAAAATTTGCAGGTAGTGCAATAGGAAGTTTATTAGGTAAGAGTGGTGGTGAAGGTAGTGGTGGTAATTGGCAACCTACAGATACCTCTGTAACTGCACCATCTTTTAGCAGTAGTCAGATGGGATTTGAAAGATCTGATAGTGCTGGTAAAACTAGTGGAGTCAAGACTGCAGATGCAGATCAATTAAGATATGAATGGGACAATCGTCTAAGTAGATGGTTTAAAAATAAAGATGAAATGTTTGGATAAGGAGACATATGGATCAATTTAAAGAAGCACCTAATAACCCTTTTGACGCACCAGTTCCTGGTCAGGGTTTAACCGATAAGCCAGGCAATTACCCTTGGGAACACCCACCTCAATATACAGATACTCAAGAGGCTACAGAGTTTGTTTGGGAACAATTAACACAGCCACAATTTGCCCAACAAATAGTTGCTATGTTAGACTCTGGTATACCAGTAGAAGCTATTGGTAGAATTATAGTATTTAGTGGATTCACAGAAGGTAAATGGACTCCTGATTTAGCATTCTTAATTACAGAACCTATTATGAAAATGATAGCAACAATAGGTATTACATCTGGTGTTAAGAAGTTTAGAATATCCATGCAGGATTTAACTAATAAAAATGAAATGAAAGCTATTATGGATATAGGAAATAGACAAGCAGAATTTTCAAAAGCGTCTGAAGGTCTTAAAAAAGATATTAAAGAAATGCCAGAACAAAAAGGTTTAATGGCTCCACAGCAATCACAAGAAGAGGAGATGGTATAATGGGAATAAATTTTGGAAGAATGGCACAAGGTTTAGCAACAGGTTATTTAGGTGCTGCTATTAAAGATAAAGAAGCTAAAGATAATGCTAGATTAGAAGTTGTTAAAGCTGCGGGAATAGACTATTATACAAATCAATTACCAGCTCATAAGAAATCTGAGGCAAGTCGAGCAAAAGAATACAATATGCTTTCTAAGTTATTAGAATCAGAAGAAGCAGCAGATTATTTTGAAGCTAATGGATTTATAACAGGTGATGGTAAAGGTGTAGAAAGAGTACAATCTTATTTAGAAAAGAATGCTATTAAAGCAAATGCATTTAAAAATTATATACCAGCAGAAAATTATAAGGACAGGTACAACGCTAGACAAACAGATTTCGAAACTAGATTTGCACCAGTGGCTAAGACTTTAACGATGCAACAAGGTGGGTTAGGTAAGTCTACAGTTGATGGATTGCTAACTAAACCTGAAGGTGAAGGTATAACTAGTACTCAAGAAATAATTACTCCTGCTGTAGCGAGAACACAAGTTGAAGGTACTCCAATAATGACTGAAGGTACCCCAGAAAGTACAGAGACAATAACTACAAATATACCAAGAAGTACAGCTGATTCAGCTATGAGTGACTTCTTTATTACTAAAAGTGGGGCTGCTAATCTTGGTGATGAAAATAAAATTAAAGATGCGGTAAGTAGTTTTAGAGGATTTGGAGATGGTATAACTAAGGACGCAATGGGTAATACAAATCTTAATCTTATGGGAAATAAATTAGTAGAATATAATGCAATGAAATCTGTTATGAATAATATTGCAGGAAGAGATCAGGATAAATATACTGTAGATGGTAAAGTATCTTTAAGTTTAGTAGCTGAGGCTGGAGCAGCAGAATTAGGTGCTCAAACACAGGGTACAATTGGTTTTAATAAAATTTCTATAGTTGATGGATATACTAAAGGTACAGCTAAAGGTGGTGAAGTATTTACTGCTACTGGATTTAGTCAAAGTTTTAATATGGATTATCCAGAACCTGAAGAGAAAAGAAAAGCATTATTAAAAGAAATATCTGAATTAACTACAAAATCAGAAGCACAATATTTCGCAATGAGTTTTCCAATAGGACTAAAATTTTATGAATCAGATAAACAAACTATAAGACAATACTTAATAACAGTAACTCAATAATATGACAAAATTATCTTATGGAGATCTTAGTATTAACTCTAAGGTAGCCACTAGTAGTGGTAATTTTAGCGTTGAAGAAATGCTAGGTAAGGGTAATAAGGCTTACCCAACACAAGAAAGTATTAAAAATAATAAAAGTATAAAGAATGCTATACCTATAGATACCAATACAGATGGCTCTCTTAAGTACACCTTTGATAATATATATGAAGATAAAGAATTAATTGCAGTAGCTAAGGATTATTATACAAATAAAGATAGTGAAGTGTATGATGATAGGACTGCTGTAGATAAATTTATATCTGATAGGACTTGGAAACAAGCTAATACAATATCTATGGGGGCAGAGTTTAAGTATATAACTGGAGACAACATAACTGAGGATCAAAAATCTAGACTATCATATCTTACAAAGTATTGGGATGAACTACCTAATTTTTATGAAGAAGGTGGTAGAGGTGCTAAAGGATTCTTTAAGAATTTAGGTGTTGGTTTATTAGATCCTATAAATATTATTGGTGCTGGTGTAGGTGGACAAGTAGCTAAAGGCATATTGACGCAAAGTGCACAGCAAGTAATTAAATCACAAATTAAAAAAGGTATTGCTAAAAAAACAATATCAAAAGAAATATTAAATAGCCCAGAAGAATTTGCAAAGTTAGCAAGTAAGACAAAAAAGGAAGCTTTAATAAAAGGTTCGGCTTCAATGGCATTAGTAGATGGTGCTGGATTTGGAACTATTGATATTGCTAATCAAACGGTAGAAAAAGAAATAGGATTAAGAGAAACATTAGATCCCGTAAGAACTGGTACTGTAGCATTAACAGCTATGGGTGTAGGATTTTTTGTTGGTGTTGGTGGTGGGTATGCAGGTAATGTTATTAATAATCTAAGACTTGCAAAGAACACAGAACTACCTACTACGAATTTAAAGAAAGCAGCAAAGGATGCACCAGATAATACTGGTAAATCTGTAGGATTAAACAATGATCTTAAGATTGGAAGTTATATTAGAACTAACTTAGTTGATCAATGGGACTTTGTAAAAGTTTTACAAAAAGAAATTACAGGTATAGGTGGGGATGTTACATCATTAAAGAATGTATATAAAGCAGGTAAGTACAAATCAGACCCCATATTAGAACCTTATTTTCAATTAAGAACATTGGCAGCATCTAGTACAAGAGCACATAATTTTATTATGAGTGGTGTACTTATGCCACCTAAAGCAGGTACTAAATCAGCTAGTTATACAAAAGGCAATAGCCAAGGTCTTCATCAGATACTAAAAACATTTGATGACAACAACGAAGCTAATGATTTTTTAAACTACGTATCAGCAAAAAGACATGTAGCTTTAGCTAAACGTGGCAAGAAAGTAGATGCCTCTTTACCTATGGAAAAAAATGTAAGAAAAGAAACTATTGACTTTGCTGAAATGACACCACTGCAATTTGCAAAAACATATAAGAAAACATTAAATAGAAAATCCAATTTTGCAAAAGGTCTTGAAGACTATAAAAAATTTACTGATGATCTAATGGAATATCAAGTTAGATCAGGATTATTATCGGAAGAAGAAGCTAAGATAGTATTAAAAGAAAACCCTTACTTTATACCTTTGACTAGGGATAAGTTGGCTGATACAGGAATAGGTGCATTAACTGCAATAAAAAGACAGACACAAAAAATATTTGGAATATCAAGACCAGGCTCTGTTAAACTAGCAACTACAAAACAAACAGGTGATATTAATTTATACCAAAATTTAATTACCTATGCTAATAAAACAGTTATGGCAGGCGATAGGAACAGAGCTAAGTTAGCATTTTATGAAATGTTACAAAGAGGTGATAAACTTGGTAAACTTAAAATGGATACCATTGCAAAGAAGATAGCTAGCAATGACCCTAGATTTATAGAGATTAAAAAGATTGCTACCAAAAATATAGAGGCAGCTTATAAAAAAGCAGGTGCTGAATTAACAGTTAAGAAGAATCCAGATACATTGGATATTTTAACTTTCTCAAATACATTTAAAGAAACAAATGCTGTAGATTCTCCTATTATAGATATTGTATTTCGTAATGGTAAAAGAGAAATGTATGAGATTACAAATCCTAACATGGCAGAAATATTTAAAGGATTAGGAGAGGCGGGTGGAAATAGATTAATAAAAATGTTTGGAGAGACTGGTATATTTTCTAGATATGCAAGGATAGCAGCACAAGCAATTACATACTCACCACCATTCGTAGCATTTAATATAATTAGAGATACCCTTGCAGGTACTATTAACTCTGCATTTGGTATAGCTAGTAGAGCATTACCTGGTAAAGTAGGTTATGTACCAGGGTTTACTACAGTTAAAGGATATATTGGTGCAGTAAGACAGACTCAAACATTTAAAGAAGCAATGATAAATGGTATGGGGTATTCTTCTAGAGCAGAAACAGAGGCATTACAGCCTAAGAATATTTCTAAAATGATAGAGCAAGGATCTAGATTTAATGTAGATACAAGACTTACGAACTACTATACAAGCTACTTATCAAAAATGTTTGGACCAGCTAGAAAAGGTGCCACATTTGGATGGAGGCAATACAAAAATTTAGTACAATCGGCTGAGTATGCAACTCGTTTAGGTGAGTACCAGTTGGCAAGAACAGCAGGATTTAGTGAGATAGGTGCTGCATTTGCAGGCAGAGAAGTAGCCACAGATTTTGGAATGAGAGGATCTAATGCATTTTTAAATGCTGTTAATAGAAATACTATGTTCTTAAATGCTAGCTTACAAGGATTATATAGAACAGGTAGAACATTTGGAGAGCAACCAGCAAGAGCAGCAGCATTAGTTACCGCTACAATTGTCTCACCCTCAATTGCTTTGTACCATTTAAATTCTAAACATCCAGAGTATTCATTAGTACCTAACCAAGTTAAACAATTAAATTATTTAATACCTAATTATACAATGGATGATAATGGTAAGAAAATTCTAGATCCAGATTTGCCATTCTACCTAGTCCCAAAACCTTATGACTTAGGTATATTTGCAAACATTGCTGAGGGTTTAATTGATGGTATGTACAAAGGTAGTGATGGTGTGGTAAAACAATATGTTGCAGAATCCTGGAGTCAAATAACACCAGGTTTACCTATACCTACAGCGTTTAGACCAATGATAGAAATGATGTTTAATAGGAATTTTTATTCTGGTGCACCTGTAATTGGTATATATGAATTACAAAGACTAGATGAACTTCAAGCTAGGGATAGCACTAGAAAAATTGCTAAAGAGATATCTATTCTTACAAGTAATCTATCTTCTTTTTTAATGAGAAAGAAGGAAGGATCAGTAAAGACACCGATACTAACACCTATTGATGTAGATTATCTATTGGGTGCATATCTTACAGGAATGTTACAGTACCCTGTAGATATTTTAAATACAAGATTTAAAGGGTCAGAATTAGAAGGTGAGCCAATTGCTAAAAGAGAAGACCAAGCAGATTTTTCCAGTTTTAAAAATGCATTTAGTGTAGTAACAAGAAGGTTTAAAGTAGCAGGACCTATTAAAAATTCTGAGTATCATAAAAATTGGTCTGAGTTAATAGCTAGAGCTAAAAAATTAAAGCAAATTGATATTACACAAATGGATTTAGAAAAAATAAATTCATCTAGATTAATAGGTTTATTTGAAAGGGTTGGAGATAAACTTTCAGAAGGTATGGAGTTTGGGTTAGAGGAAGAAGTTATTGCTTTTTCAAATATATCACCTACTTTAAAACTAACTCAACAAAAATTAATAGAGTCAAGAAAAAATAGAAGCAATATAATGACCTCGCCTTTAAGTGGAGAAGAAAAAAAAGAACAGATAAGTATACTTATACAAGGTGAAAATGATTTACTTAAAGCAACAATAGATATATTAGCAGATATGGAAATAGAATTTATATTTGATAAAACATTTGGCTTATCAAGTTTAGTGTTAGGTACAGCTGAGAATGCTGTTAAGTCTAACCCTAGGGAGAATAAAAACTAATGCCTAGAAAATCAGCCACAGAAGTTAAAATAGATTTCTTAGTAAGGGAAGTAAAAGAACTTAGAAGTGAAACTAAATGTTTAAGAGCAGATATTAATAAAGGTAAAGGAGCAGTATGGGTACTCATTCTAATTGCAAGTATGATTGGTGGTATCTATAATTTTTTTAATAACTAATATAAGGAGATAATATGATACAAATATTAAAAACAGAACTAGAAAAACTATGGACTAATCACAGACACTGTGTTATCAGTGCAGCTGTAGGTTTCGTTATAGGCATAACACTATTTTAATATGTGGTTTAGTGCAATTAAATTAGCTGTCCAAGCAGGTAGTCATATTTATAAAAATAAACAAAAGACTAAAATGCTTATGGCAGATGCCCAGATGAACCACGCAGCTAAGATGGCAACGGGTGACTTAGAGTACTCTGGTAAATTACTAGAGGCTAGACAGTCAGATTGGAAAGATGAATTTATTTTAATCCTACTTTCATTGCCTATAGTAATGTTGGCATTTTCTGTATGGTCAGATAATCCTACTCATATGGAAAAGATGAACTTATTCTTTGAGCACTTTGGTAACTTACCATTCTGGTATCAGAGTATTTTTGTGGGTGTAATTGCAAGTGTCTATGGTTTAAAAGCAACAGATTTAATTAAAAGAAAGTAAATGAATATAAATTTTAAACAGCTTCTTATAAAGAGAGGCAATTAATATGGGGGTTCTCAGGATGAATTATAGATTTACAGCAATACTAATTATAATGATGTGTCTTCTTGCTATATTTGGGGGACCAACTGGGTGAAGTTTATATTAGTAATATTTTTATGTTCCTTTATAAATGATCAATGCTTAGAGCCAGTAGAAATAAAGCAAGAATATAATTCATGGAAAGAATGTACTATTGCTGCATTTGAAATATCTAGGGAATTAATAATTGCACAAGAAGATAGCTTTATTAATAATAATAAAATAGCAACTAAGTTTATATGTAAAGAAGTAGAACAAATTTAAATGAAAATGGATATTAAAAAAATTATAGGATTTTTAACTACTGCTTTATTTGGAATTTTAGTATGGGCATTAATAACTTTAGTTGAAATTAAGAGTGATCAACAGCACATAAAAGGTGAGTTAAGTGGTATTGACAGAGCAATTAGTAGAATCTATGGTTTTATAAATTCTTCAAAATGAAAACAATAGTATTATTAATATATCATTACTCAAGTAAGTTAAGTACTTGGTCATGGCAAAAATTATATAGTAACAGGACAACTGGTCTAGGATATAAGAGAAAAAACAAATGATAGATAAATTACTTCTACGATTTTTTAGTAGTATTGATAACGCATTCGAGTGGATTGCTACTAAATTATCTGGACCAAGATGTAAATGTAAAAAAAATAAAAGGTAAGTATAAATATGCAGCTTAGTGGGCACTTTAGTTTATCAGAATTAACCAAGTCTCAAACTGCTATAAGAAAAGGTATAGACAACAAACCTACTCTTGAGCACATAGAAAATTTAACAGAACTATGTGTGCAAATATTAGAACCAACACGTAGAAATTTCGGTAAGCCTATGGTTATTACTTCTGGGTATAGATCAGAAGAACTATGCGAAGCTATTGGTAGCAAGTCTACTAGTCAGCATGCTAAAGGTGAGGCTGCAGACTTCGAATGTTTTGGAGTAGACAATAAAGAATTGGCAAAGTACATTAAGAATAACCTAGTGTTTGATCAACTTATACTAGAATTTTATAATCCAGATGACCCCTCAAGTGGATGGGTGCATTGCTCATATAGT